CAGAACCTGTAACACCTTCACTTGTTATAAAACCTACTGAAAAACATGTTGGTAAGTGGCAAATCACAGAACATATGTTTGTGTATAGACCCACAAAACCAAATGTCATTATCAGATTTATGGCCAAGTTTCTTCTTGGCTTTAAATGGATTGATGAAGTTTAATTATATTATGGAGAATTTGAATGTCAGAACACATCTTGTGGGTAGAAAAGTATCGCCCAAAAACTATTGAAGATTGCATCTTACCTGAAAACATCAAATCTACGTTTCAGGAATACGTAAACAAAAAAGAAATCCCCAACTTACTCCTTTCCGGCACAGCTGGTGTCGGTAAAACTACCATCGCCAAGGCCATGTGTGAAGAAGTTGGTTGCGATTATATTGTAATCAATGGTTCATCTGAACGTGGTATTAGTGTCATGCAAACACAGGTGATGAACTATGCAACATCTATGAGCCTTGCTGGAGGCCGTAAGGTCGTTATCCTAGATGAGGCCGACAATCTTACACCTGATGCTCAGAAAGCCTTGCGTGGAATGATGGAAGAAGTTTCCAGTAACTGTTCGTTCATCTTCACATGTAACTTTAAAAATCGTATTTTGGATGCAATTCATTCACGTTGCACCGTTGTCGATTTTAAATTGAATGGTAGTAAACAAAAGATGGCAGCGGCCTTCTTTAAACGTGTTGAATGGATTTTAGAAAAAGAAGGAGTAACTTATGATAAGCAAGTGGTTGCTGCCGTTATCACGAAACATTTCCCTGATAATCGCCGTATTCTTAATGAGCTTCAGCGTCATAGTGTTAGCGGCTCAATTGATAAAGATATTCTGGCATCAGTTTCCGATGTGCAATTAAGTGAGTTGGTAACTTCTCTTATGAACAAGGACTTTGCTTCTTGTCGAAAATGGGTTACAAATAACATCGATAACGATATGTCAAGAATCATTAGAAGTATCTATGATACACTATATGAGAAATTGAAACCAAACTCTGTGCCACAGATGGTGTTGATTCTTGCCAAATATCAGTATCAAGCAGCTTTTGTGGCTGACCATGAAATTAACTTGATTGCTTGTCTAACAGAATTGATGGTTGAATGTGAGTTCAAATGAGTCCGTTCGATTTCGCAGACTTCATCCTTAGAAAAAAGGTGCCGGATGAAGAATTGGATTTCAAAGAATATGCACCTTTCCTAATCAACAGGTCACTTTCCAATCATCTTGACTGTGTTTTGTATGTCAATGACATGAATCTTTGGCCAGACTTGGACAAGGATATGCAATACCAGTATCTTCTAAATAGTATCAGGCCTATGAAACGAAAGTTCGTTCCATGGCAAAAGGCCGATTCGATGAAGGATATTGAGTGTATAAAGACCTATTATGGTTATTCAAACTCCAAGGCAAGAGAAGCCTTACGTATCCTCACCGATGAACAAATCGCTGATATAAAAACAAGAATAGATACAGGCGGAGTGAAGAATAATGATAGACATTAAAGATTTGGTTGAAGTGACATTAAATGATAAAGACGATTTTTTAAAGGTAAGAGAGACACTAACTCGTATTGGTGTTGCTTCCAAAAAAGACCAGGTATTATACCAATCTTGTCACATCTTACATAAACGTGGTCAATACTACGTGGTGCATTTTAAAGAACTATTTGCACTAGATGGTAAACCAACAGACATTACAGAAAACGATTTAGCACGTAGGAATGCCATTGCAAACCTATTAGAAGATTGGGGTCTGGTAAAATTAGTTAACAAAAAACAAACAGAGGTGCCAACACCAATTTTCTTGTCACAGATTAAGATATTGTCACACAAAGAAAAGAATGACTGGCAACTAACACCAAAATATAATATTGGTAAAAAACCACAAAATGGTTGACAACTGATATAAATATTGATATAGTCTCAGTCCCATCGGGATGGGAGCAAGGTAGGTGGTAACCTTGTTAAACACCATCATCAACGCCCATTTGGGGTTGATACAATTTATTAACTTGCTTATTTAAGGAGAAACCTATGACAGACTTTTTCAGTCAGTTCCAAAAATTCGACCCATTCACCATCGGTTATACTGATGTGTTCAAAGAATTGGAGTCAATGTCAAAACAAATCGCTAAAGCGACATATCCCCCATACAATATCAAACAAGTAAAAGACAACAAATTTGTCATTGAAATGGCAGTTGCTGGCTTTGCACAATCTGATATTGAAATTACACTTGAAGGCAACAAGCTTGTCGTTAAAGGTAACACACAAGACGAAGATGCACCAGATAGTTTCTTGTTCAAAGGTATTGCAAACCGTAACTTCACACGTGAATTCAAATTGGCCGACAAGGTTGAAATTGAAAACGCTGAGTTGGTAAACGGTATGTTGAAAATTGGCCTACAAAACATGGTCAAAGTTCAAGATGCAATCAAGAAAATTCCTTTGGTTTCTAAAGATGCCTAATTGGTGGCCAGTCACGGATGAGGAATGGGAACGCCTAAACTATCCGGAAAGATTCAAATGAAAAAGTTCCTATTAAATATACTTGAAGTCTTACAAGAATCCATAAAGGCAATCAAGCAACACAGGTCAGGACCTGGCATAAAAGGTAGATAATTACCTGAAGGGGTCTTGACAGACCCCTTTTTTTTATGTATAATAAAGTCATTATGAAAACACTTAAACAAACCATTAAAAAAGTTCGTGTGAAAACCACACTGGAAAACTATTACGTTGTCTCTAATGAAATAAAAGAGATAGACGGAGTTGCGTTTGTTTATGTGATTAAGAATATTGGCATCAGAGAAACTCCAAAACTGATGCGTAAAGATTCATTAGAATACGTGAAATAAGGGCCTATAGCTTAATGGTAAAGCAGTGAACTCATAATTCATTGAGTCTAGGTTCAATTCCTAGTGGGCCCACCATGCAACTATCACGATAATAGAAAAATACAATTAGATTTATATTCATTATTGTGATATACTATGATAAGTAATCCAGTGAGATTACTCATTACATTCATTAACATAAGGGAAAATTATGAAAACAGTAGGACACAAACTAGAAAAATTTGCCGTAACAGGTATTAATCCAGGTAAAGATGACTTCTTCACAATCACAGAGGAATCATTTGCAGGAAAATGGAAGGTAATTGTATATTATCCTAAAGACTTCACATTCGTATGTCCAACAGAAATTGTAGCATACGATAAATTGTTCCAAGACTTTGCAGACCGTGATGCTGTGTTGTTGACGGGTTCAACAGACAACGAGTTCTGCAAATTGGCTTGGCAACGTTCACATGAAGATTTATCTAAAATCAAACACATACAGTTTGCTGATACACAACGTGGATCATATGATGCATCCACCAGCACCTATAACAATTTGAGTCTTATTGAACAACTAGGTGTGTTCTATGCTCCAGCAGGTGCAGCACTTCGTGCAACATTTATTGTTGATCCTGATAACGTTATTCAACACGTTACTGTTAACAACTTGAACGTTGGTCGTTCACCTGAAGAAACATTGCGTATTCTTGACGCATTGCAAACTGGTGAACTATGTGCATGTAACCGCACAGTTGGTGGAGAGACACTATAATGGCATTCATTGACGCAATTAAAGGTGCGTTGCCAGACTATGCAAAAGACACCAAGTTAAATCTTGATGCTGTTCTTTTGCGTAGTTCGTTAGATGCAGATGTGGCTATGGGTTGTGCTGTAGCTGCACTTGCTGCAACAGGCAATGGCAAAGTATTAGCAGTAATGCTATCCGACAATCCTACATTTGCAGAGTCGGCAATGACTGCCGCAAGTATTATGGCACAGAACAACGTGTGGTATCCATATGTTGAAATGGCCGATGATGAACAACTAAAAGGATTGCCAGCACAGTTACGCATGAACGCTATTGCGACACATGGCGGAACTACAAAAGCAAACTTTGAAGCGTTCAGTCTTGCCGCAAGTATTGTTGGTAAATGTCATTTCTGTGTTAAGGCACATTATGATACCTTGAAAAAGGAAGGTTACACAGTTGAACAATTGCGTGACATTGGACGTATTGCCGCAGTAATGAATTCGGTAGCAAAAGTTTTAAATAGTTAAAATGAAAGAAAAATTTTGTAATGCGTATATGAAAGTGGCCGAGACATTCGCTGGATTGTCCTCGGCTCGCAGACTTCATGTTGGTGCTATCGTAGTAAAGGATGACCGTATCATAAGTATTGGTTATAATGGCACACCATCTGGTTGGGATAATAACTGTGAAGATAAAATCTACTGTGATGATGGTGATTGGTCTGAACAACAACTTCCTAAAGATGCAAACATTTGGAAGAAATATAAACTTGTAACCAAACCGGAGGTTCTCCATGCTGAAACTAATGCAATCGCTAAGCTGGCAAAGTCAACTGAATCTGGCAACGGCGCTACTCTTTTTGTCACTCATGCCCCTTGTCTGGACTGTGCAAAATTGGTATATCAGTCTGGTATCAGTTCCGTTTTTTATCGGAACAGTTATCGTAACGAGGATGGCATACGTTTCCTGGAAAAAGCAGGAGTTGGAGTGGAAAAAATCTGAACATCTAAATAACTAAGGGTAACTGTTTCCCTTGGAGGTTAGATGAATTTTCGCATTGTGAACTGTCCAGATAAAGATTTCAAACACTTTGTTGAAAAGGCGGCTCACTTTTACGCCAAGGAATTGGTGCCCAACACCAGAATAAGAAATAATTGCCATACTGAAATAAGATTTTGTTCTAAAATTGATGAGTATGGGTTTGCAAGTATACAAGATTATAATACTGCAAACAAACCAAGAAGTTTCTTAATTGAAATCAATCCAAATATTGGATCCAGAAGAATACTGGAAACATTAGCACATGAAATGGTGCATGTCAAACAATACATTGATGGTGAAACCAACGATGAATTGACCAAGTGGAGAGGTAAGAGGGTTAATCCAGACAAGATTGATTATTGGGTTCAGCCATGGGAGATAGATGCTTATGGTCGTGAAATTGGATTACTTACAAAGTTTGCAATATCGGAACACCTTTGGGAAACCTTCGATGACTTTGTTGACCCATCTGGACCGATAAAATCCTACCCTATTGCGTGGAAGAAATAAAAATAT